ACCCTCAGGGACAGACTCGTGGCATCACCGAAACGGTTACCAGCATTCACCTCAGGCAGTTGAAGCATTCCTGCATCATAAAGATTTCGGACAAGTTTGTAGAATATCACATATCTTTTAGTATATTTGCAGCTCATAGTTTTTTGGTTAGGTTAGGGGATGTCGCAAGGCATCCCTTTTTTATGGGTATAACCTGAGAATTTGAAATATTTTTAAGGCTTTACCCTTATTTTATGACAAGAATTTCACAAATTTGTCAAGTTTATGTGACAAAAAAATGGACATTCTAGCGGACATTTACCCTTGTTCTGTTTGTTTTATCGGACATTTACCATTATTCTATTACAAGAATGTAACATATTTACCCTTGTTTTGTTACAAACATTTGCCACTATTTTGATTTATTGGCATTTGTATATGTGGGAAAATCCTACTTTAATGTTATTTTACATATTATTTTATTCATAACTGGTTATTTAAGTGCCAAAAACATATTATAATGTAACTTTTAAGTTACTTTTTATACGCTATCAGGTATAAATTAAGTATATTTCTTTACATTATATGTTTTTCCATACATCTCAAATGCCTGTAAAATCAAGCGTTTTAAAAATAATTGTAAAAAAAATGAAAATAATTGTTGAAAAAGTTTGCTAGTTAAGAAATAGTCTTTATATTTGTATATAATTAATTCACAAACAAAAAAAAACAAAGGCTATGAAAACTGCAACTTTTAAATTTTACGCAATGACTTCTGAAGGTTTAAAGTACACTATTGTTACTCGTCCATTATTAATGGTCTTGAGTAGTGGTGGTATTTTAGTAGAAATGGAAGGTAAACCAAAAGGTAAATGTATTGCATCAGAAAACGTAATATCAATTAACTAATAAAAACGCTATGAAAAAACAAGAAATGATTAAAGTAATGATTGCAGAGGAAAAGCAATTATGGAAAGAAATGATGGAGTGTATTGACAAACTAGGATTACACGACACTATTACAGATTTTGCAGTTGCAAGATGGTCAGCTGTCAATAAATTAGTATGTAAACTTAGAGGACTATGAAAACACTAAACGAAAATCAAAAAGACATTTTAGGCACAGTAGTAGCATTGTCTTTATTTTGGATTGTAATGGGTTATTTTACAGCTACGCAACCTGACTATAGCCAAACCAATAAAGCTCCGCAAAACGTAAAAAAACAAACCCAAAGTCCTGTATTAGAGAAATACGGAGAACTAATCACTAAAAACAAATAAGATGAACAAATTCGAAATAACAGACTACACGCTTTCAGCTTTTAATATGCACTTGGAATATGTGTACGGAGAATATTATTACGAAGTTCTTTGCGACTTTGATTGGTCAGATGATTGTACAGGACATTACACAGACTTTTCAGTTACTCCTTTGTCAGGTACGTTTTTTCACGAAACTACAGACGAAAAAGGAAACATTGAAATCACGGACGATTACAAGCAATGGCTACAAGACAAAGTAAAGGAGTTCAGAAACCAAACGCTTTGGCTATACAACGAATCACTAGAAAAAATGCGTGATTTAGATACTGACGAACAAGATTGGAGTTACTATGGTATTTAAACTACAAAGAATGATTAAGTTCTGGAGAACAAAGTCATCGCACGAAACAATCAGAGGTACATTCAATGAGGAATTGTACAAAAGAATTTGTGAAATAAAATTTAATCAGACCTTATGACACCAAAAGAAAAAGCAATAGAACTAGTTGATAAAATGGAAAAAGATTTCCAATATTTTGCAAGTAGAGAAATAGCAATTAAACACGCATTAATTGCAGTTGATGAAATGATACGATTTGAAAAAGCAAGTATTAATTTAATGAACGATTTTATGAAAGTAGTAAACCTAGGGTTTGATAGAAAAGGGTTTTATTATGAAGATGTAAAAAAAGAAATCGAAAAGTTATGAAATATTACTGGAGAATGAAAAACGGAAACTTAATTGATGTTGATCAAATGACTGAAACGCATTTACGCAACACGTTAAAAATGATTGTGAGAAATAGTCAGGTCAAAACAACTAAAACACGAATAGGAAACATAGAACAAAACTTTATGGAGGAAGTTTACCTAGAGTATGCAGACGAAGAAACACTAGAAAATTTTTACGGGTTTTGAGTTACAAGAGAAAAGAAAACTACGAAGCTTCGATGCTTGGAATAGCATTAAGTTTAGTGCTAGGAGCAGTGATAATTTTAGTATCAGGAATCATTAAATTATTTACGTTATGAAATATAAACTAACTTACAAGATAGGACTTGCAACAGTTCAAGAATGGATCTTTACTTCTAAAAGTTTATGCTATTGGAAGAAGATGGACTTAATCGAAACAGGACGATTCAATATGGGTAGCTTCTATATAGAAGAATTTAAATTTTAAATGATGAAAAACGATTTAATAGAAAGAGTAACGTACCTGATTGAAAGGGATGAACTCAATAAACGTAACCGACAAAAGCATAACATCTACAAGAAGTGCTTTCTGATGGCACAACTACGAAAAGAGGAACTAACCTTTAACGAAATAGGATCATACTTTAATCAGCATCACGCTTCAGTTATCCATAATATCCAAACGCATAAAAATCTAATGCAGTACAATAAAGACGAATACTTGGACGTTGTTAGAGAATACCAAGTGTTCCTAGTGAACTCAAAGTATATCCTGCAACCTAGAAACATCATAGACGATGTAAATGGTTGTACAAGTCTTTATAAGCTCCTGAGAGTTAAACGATGGATTGCAGAAGGACGATATAAAAATTTACAAGATGATGCAACTTTATTAGAATAAGTTTCGTTATATTTGTGAAGAGTTGGCTCGACACCATAAACTCAAAGGAACTATTGAAGCCTTATAATGAAACGAAAGTCGAGCCTCGTGGATTTATAGGGCTTTTTTTTATGTTTAAAATTTATTTATTATGAGAAGATTAGTGATTTACAATTTAAAAGAATGTTTTGAGTTTGGTTTAACATTTAAAGATTTAGCAGAAATTGAGCAAATAGCGCAAAAGATAGAACCAGCTACACCTCAAATACTAGCATTTAATTGCAGTTTTAATTTTATATCTGCTAAAATAGATAAGCTAGGTAAAATGACTTTGTATTATGAATTTAAAAGTCCTTTCTAATGAGTGGATGGATTAAATTACACAGGAAGTTTTTAGATTGGGAGTGGTTTAATAAATCCGAAGCAGTACATTTGTTTTTATATATGCTGATAAAAGCTAATCACAAAGATGCTAAATGGCAAGGTAACGATGTTAAACGAGGTCAGTTTATTTCGTCTTTAGGTAACATTTCTAATGCTACTGGAATCAGTATTCAGCAAATAAGAACCATTTTAAAAAAGTTGGAAAAGACAAATGAAATCGAAGTAAAATCAACAAGCCAATTTACTATAGTAACTATCTGTAAATATGAATGTTACCAAGATGAAAACGAAACTACTAACAAGCCATTAACAAACAATCAACAAACGACTAACAAACCATCAACAACAAACAAGAATGAAAAGAAAGAAAAGAATAATATATATAGCTTTTTAGATTCTTTAATTCAAAATGGATTTGATGAAAAATTATCAAGAGATTGGATGGAAGTTCGTAAGCAATTGAAAGCAGTAAATACAGAAACTGCATTTAACGCATTTATGCTTCAGGTAGAAAAACACGGAGGTAATAAAAACGAAATACTAAAAAAATGTGTTGAGCGTTCTTGGAAAGGATTTAATCACACTTGGATTGAAAAAGAACACGACAAATTATTAGCAATCCTAAACAAATAAGCTATGATACTAAAACAAGGAGATTCGTTACAATACCTACTTGATGTCAAGGATGGTAAAATTAAACAAGGATTGGGATTAGATTGCTTTTTAGATGAACACCTAAGATTCAAACCTAAACAACTAAACATCATTCTTGGACACGACAACGTAGGAAAAACGTACTGGATAAATTGGTACTTTCTTACACTAGCATTAAAGCACAATTTAACCTTCTGCATTTGGAGTGGCGAGAATCAGAAAGGTCAAATCCTTCGTGATATGATACAGATGTACAGAGGTAAACCATTCAAAGAGTTAACACATTCGCAAATCAGCGGAGATCTTGCATTCTTGGAACAATCATTTATGTTCATTGATAACTCCAAACTTTACAAACCTGCTGATATCTTAAAGCTATTTACAGAAAGTGGAGCAGATGTAGGATTGATTGATCCGTTTACAGGACTTGATAGAGAAATGAGCTTTTCTGGTAATTACGAATTTATGAACCAAGCTAGACAATTTGTAAACCAAACAGGAATGACAATTTACATAAACACGCATCCAAACACGGAGAGTGGACGCACAGGAAACCTTTACGCAGAAGGCGAACTAAAAGGACACCTTAAAGCACCGTTAAAAGACCATATTGAAGGAGGTAAGGCATTCCTAAACAGATGTGATGATATGATTGTGATACACAGACTAATCAAGCACGAAACTTTAAAATACAAAACTTGGGTACAAGTAGAGAAAGTTAAGGATATGGAAACAGGAGGTAAACATACAGGAATGGATGAGCCTGTAGTTTGTGATTTTAACAAAGGAATTGGATTTGAAATACACGGAAAAGATCCTTTAAAACCATACAGGGTAAAAGAGCCTTTCCAAGCTAAAATTACAATGACAGAACAAAAGTTAAACGCATTAAACAACAAAGGATGGACATAGGATTAAAACTACTTTACATTAAGGGACTAATACAAAAGAACATTTGGAAAGTAAAGCTAACACGAGAAGAATTAGAAGAAAAGAAACCATCTGCAGTAGTGTACATAAACGGAGCAAAGGACACAGAGAACGATTTAAAGCAAGTTGAACAAGCAATACACGAACTAGAGACAGAACTACGCTTACAAGGCAGGGAAATCAACAGATGTCTACATATAAACGGAGAACTAAAAAAAAGAATTGAAGAACTGGAACACGAATTAAAATTTAAAAACGTAGAATTATGAGAAAAGAGCATAAGTTGGTTGCACTATGTGCAGTATTACCTGTATTAGCAGATTGGATTGAAGATTTAAACGACCAATCAGTATTCAAACAAGATCTAAAACGCAAAGCAAATATGCTGATGCAAGAGATTAGGAAAGTAGACAACCAAGTTTTAAGTATTTACGGAGAGAACCGAGAGCAAATCTACGAACAGCAGGTTGACTTGCAGATTAGATTTCGTCAATTTGTAGAATCAATAATTGTAGACTGATGCCGAGATGTAAAAACTGCAAACAAAAGTTTGAGCCTATTAGATTCAATCACAAATACTGCTTAAAAGATGAGTGCATCCGTGCTTTTGTAGCTGAGGTAAAAGAGAAAACATGGAAAGAGACAAAAACACGAATGAAAACAGACCTAAAAACCACACAGGATTGGTTAAAGGAAGCACAAACAATATTTAATCAATACATAAGGCTAAGAGATCAAGGACAGTTATGCATCTCATGTAACACAATACCAAAGAAAAAGAACGCAGGACACTATTACTCACAGGGAGGACATTCAAACGTCCGATTTGATGAAGACAACGTACATCTACAATGCGAAGCCTGCAACACATATTTATCAGGAAACCTGCTTAACTATCAGATAGGCATAGAAAAACGAATTGGAGCTGAAAAATTAATTGAATTACAAGGTAAAGCACACATTGAGAAACGCTGGAGTGTAGAAGAACTAAAAGAATTAATCAGAATATACAAAATCAAAGTAAAACAGTTACAATGAAAGTTAAATTAGACTTATTAGAAATAGAATTGTGTAAATATATTGGAAATAGCAGAAGTAATATAGCTAGGCAAAACAATGTGTTTGATGCAAAAATAGGAAATCAAAATGGAGTAGATGCTGATATTCAAGGATTCATGGCTGAGTATGCTTTTGCAAAAATATTTAATTTATTTCCTGATTTTGGTTTATCCCCAAGAAGCGGAAGTTATGATGGTATAACTAAAAAAGGTTCTAGATATGATATAAAATCTACTAAGCATCCAAATGGTAATTTATTATCTACATTGAAAATTAATAATGATATAGATATTTATGTTTTGGCTTTTGTTGAAAATGATACTATAGAATTTATTGGATGGGCAAATAAAAATGAATTAATCAATGAAAATAATGTTAAAGACTTAGGACATGGAAAAGGATATTTCCTAAGTAGAAATAAATTAAATAAATTTTAAAAAAAATAGTTTGTAATCTAAATATTATTTATATATTTGTCTAAACAAAAACCAATTTATTATGAAACATTTATTTAAATCGTTGGCTCAGTTCCAACAAGAAGTACCAGTAATCCACAAAGCAACACAAGGCTATGGATATTCTTATTCGGATTTACCTAAAATCTTTAGTGTAATCAATCCATTGCTAAAAAAACACGGATTAGGATTTACTCAGTTAATTAACGAAGGAGATGTCTTGACGATTCTTTTTCACGTAGAATCAGGAGAGCAAATACAAAGCTCCACAAACATCCCTCAGAATGTACAACTGAAAGGAATGAACGACTTCCAAGTTTTAGGTTCTGCAATCACTTACATCCGTAGGTATGCAATTAGTTCAATGCTTGGATTAGTAACCGACAAAGATACTGATGCAGGAGGAGAGCAAATAAAAAACGAACCAAAGAAACAAACGCTAGACGCTAAGAGATTCCAAGATGCAGTCAAAGCAGTAACGGAAGGAAAGATTACACGTGAGTCTTTAGAAAGCAAGTTCACGTTAACAGATGGTCAAATCGATATACTAAACGCACTATGAAAACTAATCAGCAAAAACTTAATTTAAAATTTCACAATACACGTGGAAATTACAGAGATAATAAATATTGGTTAGAAACATTTAATCTAATTTATCAATATTTAAACGAAAATGACATTAGAAATTTAAATGTAATGAATACTAAACTTTCAATAGGAACAAGAGTAAGTACCTTTTTAAAGCAAAATAATATTTTATATAAAAATGAATTTGGGTTTTACAAATGGAATGATAAGATTCCTGTATCTGTTAAAATTATTGATGCCTATAGAAAATACCAATTTAAGAAAAACAGTATTTATAGAGATAGTCAAGAAAATGTAAATCAAAGAAATAAAAGTAAACAAAGAATCAAAGTTCAGTTTAGTGATACTCCTTTAGAAGTTGTTACTGAAAACCATAGAAACACGAACACACAAGAAATAGGATTGATTCGTAAATTTTTAAAATGGATATACTAATGAAAGTTAGATGCTCTGCTATAGGAAAAATTATGTCAGCACCTCGCAATAAATCGGAGGTGCTTTCACAGACTGCAAAGACATACATTCACGAAATGGTGTTGCAGGATAAATACGGAATCAGAAAAGAGTTTAGTTCACGTTACACAGACAAAGGTAACGAAGTAGAAAACGAATCAATCAACCTAGTTAATGAAGTTCTGGAT